ACAAACCTTAAGTCAAACGTTTACAGGTGCTGTAAGTCAAGCAGGCGACAGAATAACATTATTTCAGGCGGCAATGGGTGAAGAAACATTGCCATTCTTTACAGCAACATTAAGAGAACTAGTTTCAGTATTTGACGAGAGTGGAGATGCCGCATATGCAACAGCAAAAACTATAGGTAAAAATGTTGTAGAAGGATTTCAGAATGCTGTGATCGGCGGTGCATATTTACTTGATGTATTAGAAGCCGCAAAAAACGCCTTTGTCGAAATTGTTACACTGGGCGGATTGTTAGATGGTGCGTATGCGGCTATAGGTAATGCTTTAAAAAGTCTAGGTGTCAGTATAGGTGAAAGTCTAGATGGTATTATAGATTTTGACAAAGCAGAGGCGGCTAAAAAATTCTTTGATAGTGTAACTATGGATGCTGAACAAATTAAACGTGCTAAAAAAACAGGCGAAGCCATTACAGATGCTACCAAAATACCTAAGGCAGCCTCGGACACCATAGAAGACACTAGAACAGCATTTGAGAAACTCAAAGATGCAATGGATCTTAGCAAAGGCACAAATCCAGAAGAATTTAAAGCATTTATGTTGAGTTTGAATTCAATATTCGAACAAGGCGAAATAGGTATAGATACTTACATAAACACAAAACGTGAACTGGATGAATTGTTCGGTCAAAATGAAGGCTTAAACAATTTTATTGACACATTAGGCACAGCACAAAAATCCTTAAGTGAAGACTTGGCAACAGCATTCTTAGAAGGACAAAAGGCAGGAGACGCCTTTAAAAACTTCTTTAAAACTATGGTAACTCAAATAATTGCAGACATTATACGTTTGCAAGTTATACAACCAATATTAACAAGTATATTTGGTGCATTTGGTATACAAGGATCATTTGCTACGGGCGGATCATTTATTCCAGGAAGACGTAATGGTGGACCAGTAAGTGCTGGCGGAACATACGTGGTTGGGGAAGATGGACCTGAGTTGCTTAGAATGGGCAGTCAAAGTGGTCACGTTATTCCAAACGGACAAGCAATGGGTGGCACAACCGTAAATTACAACATAAACGCCGTGGATGCCGCCAGTTTCAAACAACTGGTAGCACAAGATCCAGAATTTATATACAACGTGAGTAGAGCAGGCGCAAGGAGGACACCTCAATAATGAGTATACAAACAATTATAGATAACGCAACGTTTGTCACAGTAAACAAACGCAAAGTAGCCGCAAGTAGTGTTAGCAGAAGTGGACATATCAAAACAGCAGACAGAGGTGTAGGAGTATACCAATTTACTGTGGGTATGCACGCCGGACTAACTTACAGCACCAACAGAAGTTTATTAGAAAGTTTAGACACTATGGATGTAATCAATGAAGCCAATATAAGTCTAAACAATAATACTGGTATGAATTATGTCACAGCATATCAAGGTGATTTAACACAGGCAAATTTGGACCAGATAGTTTGCACAACAGGCACAGGAACAGATGGTGCTAACATTCACATAGACACCACAGGCGTAACAGGATCGCCAAGTGGTATATTGTTCAAAGCAGGAGATTACATACAGCCACTGGGCAACACAAGCACTTACAGATACCCTTATCAGGTAACATCAGATGTAACATTTAGTCCTAGTTCAGACTTGACCATACCTGTGCATAGAGGTGTGCTAACACAAACAGGAACCAGCATAACAACCGGTGGGTTAAGAGTAGGTAATGCTGTAAACTTTCAAGTCAAAGCATTATCGATGCCCACATACAGTATAGTGCCACACGATAGAGTGCAATTTAGTGGCGACTTTGAATTAATGGAGGTTATCACAGACTAATGGCTACTACTATAACAGCAGTTCAACAAGACCACATTGTTAGTGTTGTGCTTATAGACTTAACATTAGATAATACCACATATTATATAAGCAATGCTTATAAACCAGTCACATACAACAGTAATACTTACACAGAGTTAGGCAGTTTCTTAAGTATGGATGCAATCACCGATGATATAAAAACTACTAATGGAGACTTAGCAATAAGCCTTAGTGGTATACCCAGTGATGCAGACTATATGAACATAATACTTACCAGCAAAATAAAAGGCGGTGAAGTAATTGTTAGACGTGGCTTTATGGATAAAAATGACCTTGAACTGGATACCAGTCAAGTGTTTACACGTTATAGTGGTATAATTGTAAACTTTGCAATCACAGAACAAGTAGATATATTAGCAAAACAAAACACTAATAGTGTCACAATAACAGTTGCAAGTTTGAATCAATTGTTACAAAATAAAATAAAAGGACAATTAACTAATCCAGAAGACAGAAAACGTTTATTCCCCAACGACCAAATATTCGACAGAATACCAGACTTACAAAACTTACACTTTGACTTTGGTAAAGAGTTCAAGAGTGGTGGTAATTATGGCGGTGGTGGAGGCCGAGGCCGTGGAGGCGGCGGAGGCGGAGGCGGTGGTGGCCGTGACAGACAACGTATAGTAGATGAAAGATAATGATAGTTAGAAGAGCAGAATTTAAAGATTATGAAGCAATAAAAGGTTTTATGATTGACTTTGCAAATGCAAATCCATTCTCAGGATTGCAACAACCAAAACACAATGATGTGTATGCAAACAGAGTAATCGACAGCATAAGAAAGGCAGGAGTAGCCTTAGTTGCAGAAGCAGAAGGCAAAATAGTAGGAATGCTGTTGGCAATGATACAAGGTGATATGTGGTTGCCGGAAGTAAAGTCAATGAGAGAGATTGCTTGGTGGGTAGATCCAGAACACAGAGGATCAAGTGCCGGTGCAAAATTATTAAAAGAGTATGTAGGTGTAGGAGACCGACTGGTAGAAGAACGTGTCATAAGTGCATACACAATAACAACATTAGGTATGGGAGACCATTTGAATATGCAAAAAAGAGGATGGACACCAATAGAAACTAACTTTGTTAGAGGAGCCGCATAATGGCAGTATTTTCAGCAATAGCAACAGCAATAGTAGGTGCAGTAGCAACAGCAGGAACTATTCTTGGATCAACATTATTGTTTGATGTTGTTGTAGGTGTAGTTGCCGCAGGTTTAGCCACAGCAACTGCCAGAGCAACAGGTATGTTTAAGGCACCCAGTGCCGGTGAAGCAAACGATCCAGGTGTAAGAATAACCCTAGCACCAGACACAGCAAACAAAATACCAGTGTTGTATGGTAAAGCATTTACCAGTGGGCCCATATTCGATGCCGCAATCAGTAATCAAAACGAAACAATGACTTACTGTATTGCACTCAGTGAAGAAACAGATACAGGTAGTTTTACAGTTTCAAATGTTTTTCTAAACGATGCTAGACTTGTTTTCAGTGGTAATAGTGTTACCAGTCACTTTGATCCTAACGGAACAAGTGCAACAACTTACGCCGGTAATGTGAGAGTTAATGTTTATCAAGGTGGATCAACAGGAAGTGATGTTATATTTCCAACTAGTGGCACAGGCTCAACTACACCAGCAACCAGTTTGGTGGCACATTGGGCACCAGCAACTCATACAGCAAACAATTTGGTGTATGCAGTAGTGCAAATTGATTATTCACCAGAAAACGGACTAACAGGTTTACCACCCATAACATTTGAAATGACCAACAGTCTTAAGAATCCAGGTTTGGTGCTACAAGATTATTTGAACAATGATAGGTATGGTGTAGGATTCAGCAACACACTGATTGATACAAACAGTATAGTGGGCACAGCCAATACAGCAATGCGAGGTTTTTGTGATGAACTTATCGATTACAAAGATGCAGGTGGTAGCACACAACAAAATGCACGTTATGAAATAAATGGTGTATTAACAACCTTTGCAGATACTAGAACAAACATAGATAGAATATGTCAAGCAGGCGGAACATACTTTGCATATGACGGTAAACAAGGCAAATTCAAAGCAATACCTAACAGAGCATACACAGCCGCAGAACAAGCCAATGCACTGGTATACAATGATAGCAATATGGTAGGTAAGTTAGACATAAGTTCAACAGAATTGTTCAGTATGTATAACGCAGTAGAAGTAGAGTTTGCAGATGACAACAGAAAAGACCTAATGAACACGGTGCTTATAGAAACACCAGCAGGCGACAGAAACGCAAATGAACCAGACAATGTATTAAAATACAACATTGATTTAATCAATGACAAGATAAGAGCAGAAAGATTAGCAAATGTTGACCTTCAACAAAGTCGATTAGCAACAGTTATTCAGTTTAGCACAGATTATAGTGGTATGCAAACAGATATAGGTGATATTGTGAAAGTAGATAATGACTTGTATGGTTTCAACAACAAACTGTTCAAAATTATGCGAACCAAAGAAGTAGAAACAGCACAAGGTATGATTGGTGTTGAAATGACTGGTTTAGAATATGACGATAACATTTACACAATGCCAGTTAATGCACAATTAGACTTGCCTAGAGCAAACATAGATCAACCTAGAATACCTATATACCCACCAGGAAGTTTTCCTTTACCAATTGCACTGGAAGGTGGTTATGGTAATTTAAATATTAACGTCGAAAAGTTCGGTAATCAACTTAATAGATTTCATTTTGGACCTTTAAGTCCGGGTGGACAAGTAGAAGACAAACCGGCAAACAAATTAAACTTGGGTAACACCACAACATATACCAATTTGTTTACCAGAAGAGAATTAGACTTCACAGCAGGTGGCGGATTAGAACCAGGTGACTATTCATTTATAAGTGGTGCAACACCTATAGGAGCCGGAAACGCAAATCCTGCCAGTTTTAGTGTTATTTCAAATGTGCAAATACAATATGCAAATGGATTTGTGCAAAAAGAAGAGTTTGGTCTCAGTGTATTGAATGTAACAAATCCACCCAGTGTGATAGAAGCAAACAAAAAGATTGTTGTTGGCCCAAATCCAGTAAGTGGTAATGTGGTAATGGAAGGATTTAACACATTAGATGATGTAAGTGGTGATAGAGGATTTAACAGTATAAGATATGATATGTTGAGAATAACCAAAGGAGACGTATTCTAATGAGTAATTATATTCTATATCACACAGACACTGGTTTTATAGAAAGTGTGTTGAGGTTAACTGATACCAGCAAACAAAAAATGCTAGACAACAATCCAGGCATTGCATTTATGCCAGGCACAGTTGCAGATGTAAACAAAGTGCAAATGAACGTGTCAGTAACACCGCATTTTATAGAAGCAAAACCAGAAAAAGTTATAAACATACCACAATATGTGAGACAACAAAGATTAACATTACTAAAACTCAGTGACTGGACACAAACAACAGATTCACCATTAAGTGCCAGTAAGAAGGCAGAATGGGCAACATATAGACAAGCATTGAGAGATATGCCAGCAAATGCAGACAGTTGGCCCACAATAGAAGACATAACTTGGCCTACACAGCCAAGTTAAGATAAATAAGATAAACAATAGAATTGTTTTACACCTTAGTGTACTACAATTATCCCATAGGAGAGATAGATGGCAGGTAGAGTACTTACCGTATCGCAATACTTAGGCGGTGCAGACGACGTAAAATTCGTCGAAAAATTCCCTAGTGAACAGTCAACATTCCAATACAACTTTGGAACAAACATAACAAACTATAGTTTTGAGTTAGATGCTCAAACAATCGTAGTAGACACCATTACATATTCACGTACAGATGGCACACCTAACTTTGCAGACAGTACTGTATTAGGATACTTCGGAAATGTAGACATAGGATCAGGCAATGTATCAAACAGAAATGATGCCGCCGGAACTGTTAACATAACTATACCAGCACATATCTATCCCGCAACAGCAAATATAAGCCCAGACGCAAGAACAAATATTCCAATAACTATATTTTCAGTTAAATGGGAAGACAGTGGTGTAACACCAAGTGTTATACAAGCACATAGATGGGCAGTTATCGAAAGATACAAACCCGGAGACAACGCATTAGGTAATGTTCTAGCAACTGCTGGATTTACAAGTTTAACATAGGAGTAACAGATGGCAGTAAGCAACGTAGCAGTAACAGCCACTAGTGCAACAGTCACAGTAAGCAGTACTGATGTAACTAATGTAAGTGTTACTCAAAATACAACAGACGTAACAGTAGGTAGTGCGGCAATTGTCGCAAACAGTGATGTTCGAGCCGCAATAAGTTTAACAACAGGTTCCCCAAGTGGAAATGGCAGTTTAACATATACAGAAGCAACAGGTGTGTTTGCATTTACACCAGCAGACGTTCCGGATACAACAGATGAACTGTCAGAAGGTTCAACCAATCTATATTATACCTCAGCAAGAGCACAAGGAGACGCAGTAAGTCATATTGCAACAGTACCATTAACTGTGGGCGGTAACTTAAATGTAAATGGGAACATTATAGCCGCAGGTAATATTGA